CAGATGTTTGTCCAAGTAATGCAACATTAAATGAATTAATTGTTCAAAGAAATAATATTGTTCAATCTTTAAATAATATTGGAACTAGAACAAATCAATTAGGTATATCGATAACTGGAGTATCTAATTTTTTAGCAATAACTTTAAGATTAATTACAGCAGTAGAAGTAGCTTCTATAATTGCATCGGCTGCTGCTAAAGCAATTCCTCTTATTCCTGGAGCTGTTCCTGCTGCTTTAACTGCTGCTCAAACATTAATTAGAAAAACAACATTTGACAGATTAGGAAATTCAAAGTTATCTAAAATTCAAGGTATAATTAGTAGTTCTGCTTTGGTTATATCAATTATAGGAACGTATATATTAACCGTTAAAGGATTAATCAGTATAATCGATGCTTATATAAATAAATGCCAATTAAACCCTAATATAATCCCAACATCAGATGTTATAAATGCTATTGCTGATGCTCAATTACAAGCATCTCAAACATCAAACCAAACAACATATCAAGGTTTTATTATAGAAATAGAAGAAGTTCCATTTACTCCTACAGTAATTAGAAGACGTGCTGTTGGAAAAAATCAACAAGGAATAGTTTTAATACAAACCGAATTATCATTTACTACAAGCGATCAAACATTAATTAATGAACTTAAATTTATAATTGACAGAGATAATTTAAAAGCTTATTAATTTTAATATTTATAAACAATGAAAACTACAGAACTTAAAAATTTAATTAAAGAAGCTGTGAGAGAAGCTATTCAAGAGGAATTAAAAGATATCCTTTTAGAAGCAGTTCGTGCCCCTAAAACAGTTGTAAATGAATCTATAAGAGATACATATGCACAACCTAACATCGAAAAACCAAAACAATTAACAGCCGCCGAAAGACGTGCTATGTTTGGTGGTTTATTAGAAGAAATGCAACAAGGAGGAGTAGCTAACTCTCAATATGCTGGTACTTTCCAACCAAAAGCAGTAGACCCTGTTAATGGTGCTTTACCTGAAGGAAATGTTGGTTTAGATCAAATAATGGCTTTAATGAATAAATAATGGCATTTGGAGCAAAAAGAATATATCCTATAGATACTAAACCTGGAACAGGTGTTGGTGTGGCTATTCCCTTTAATGCTCCTGGTGTTTTTAGAACAACCTACACTACAAGAGAAGCTACTAAATCTAATTTAATTAATTTCTTTTTAACTAATAAAGGAGAAAGATATTTAAACCCAATTTTTGGAGGAGATTTACGAGCATTTATTTTCCAACAAATTACTACAGGGAATTTAGATTCTCTTAAACAAGATATCCAATACCAGTTAAGTGTATATTTCCCTCAAGTTGTTATATATTCATTAGATATAACATCATCAGAAGATTATAATCTCATACCCTGATATTAATCAAATTAATATTGTGTTAAAATATAACATAGCAGATACTGGACTTAATGACACTATAGAAATAGCATTTACATAATGGCAACTAAAAGAAAAAATATTCAATACATTAATAGGGATTTTAGTGAAATAAGAGCAAGTCTTATTGACTATGCTAAAACATATTTCCCTACAACCTACAATGATTTTACTCCAGCATCACCTGGTATGATGTTTATGGAAATGGCTGCTTATGTAGGTGATGTATTATCCTTTTATCTTGATAATCAAATTCAAGAAACATATTTACAATATGCTCGCCAAACAAATAACTTGTATGAATTAGCTTATATGTTTGGATACAAACCAAATGTAACTCAAGTTGCTACAACTTTTATTGATTTTTATCAACAAGTACCATCAAAACTTTCAGGTTCAACATATATTCCTGATTTTGATTATGCATTATCTATACCTCAAAATGCTAGAGTTCAATCTACTCTTAATCCTAATACTTCATTTTTAGTTGAAGATCCTGTAGATTTTTCAGTATCAAGTTCAGGTGATCCTACAGAAGTAACAATATTTTCTGTTGCGGGTAGCAACCCTCAATATTTCTTATTAAAGAAAACTCGCAAAGCAATATCTGCTGATTTAAATACAACTACATTTACTTTTGGAGCTCCACAACAATTCTCAACTGTTACTATTAATGAAGATAAAATTATAGGAATTTTAGACATTTTCGATTCTGATAGTAATGAATGGTATGAAGTAGATTATTTAGCTCAAGAATGTATTTATAAATCTATAAAAAATACTAATCCTAATAGTCCTAATCTTTCACAATATCAAGGAGATACACCTTATTTACTTCAATTAGAACAAGTACAAAGAAGATTTATTACAAGATTTATAGATTCTGGATCTCTTCAATTACAATTTGGTGCTGGTACAGCAGCTGATACAGATGAAACTATTATTCCTAATCCGGATAATGTTGGTTTAGGTTTACCATTCGAACAAGCAAAATTAACAACAGCTTTTTCACCATCTAATTTTATATTTACAAAAACATATGGTATTGCTCCTTCACAAACAACTCTTACAGTTAGATATTTAACTGGAGGAGGAGTATCATCTAATGTTCCCGCAAATGACTTAACAACATTGGTAGGTACAAATGTACAGTTTTTAAATTCAAATTTAAATGCAGTAACCGCTCAAACAGTATTTAATTCATTAGCAATTACAAACCCAGAAGCTGCTGATGGTGGTGGAGATGGAGATACGATTGAAGAAATTAGACAAAATGCTTCTGCAAATTTTGCAACTCAATTACGTAACGTAACACAAGATGATTATTTAGTAAGAGCACTTTCAATGCCTGCTAGATATGGTGTTGTATCAAAAGCATATATTGAACCAACTAAAGCACTTACATTATCTGCTGGTCAATCTAATTCTGTATTAGATTTGTATATATTATCATATAATGTAAATAATCAATTAACAACAGCATCACCTGCTTTAAAACAAAATTTGACCACATATTTATCTCAATATAGAATGGTTAATGATGCTGTTTCTATTAAAGATGCTTTTATTATTAATATTGGTATTAATTTTGATATAATTGTTTTACCTGAATTTAACAGTAATCAGGTATTATTTGATTGTATTGCTGCTTTAAAAGACTATTTTGCAATAGATAAATGGCAAATTAATCAACCTATTATATTAAGAGATATTTATATTCTTTTAGATAGAATAACAGGTGTTCAAACAGTAAAAAATATATCAATTTCAAATCTTACAGGAGTAAATTTAGGATATTCTGTTTATTCGTACGATATTAGTGCGGCAACAGTTGCTAATGTAATTTATCCTTCACTTGATCCTTCTATTTTTGAAGTTAAATTTCCTAACACAGATATTCAAGGTAGAGTAGTAAACTTATAAAAAATGGCAGTATATAAAATATTTCCCGAAAAAGACGCTACATGATATTCTTTATTCCCTAATATGAATACGGGATTAGATGAAATTGTAGAAGCCACTGAAACATCTTTTGCTTATTCGGACCCAAACCCCCAAACAAGTCGTTTTTTAATCAATTTTTCAGAAACTGAAATTGACGATGTATTAGAAAATAAAATTGGTATTAGTAGTTCAGCCCAATTATTAAATAATAATTTATGGAGAGTTAACCTTCAATGTTTTATAGCTACTTCTACAGGATTACAATCTAATACTACAGTTCAATGCTTTCCAGTTTATGGTGATTGGGATATGGGTACTGGTAGATATTTAGATGATCCTATTGCTACAAATGGTACAAGTTGGATATGGAGAACATTTTCCGGATCCGTAGGAGGTCAATGGATAACAGCAAGTTTTCCTTCTAATGTAACAGCCTCTTTTAATACATCATATGCTGTGGCTGGTGGAGGTAACTGGTTTACGGGGTCCCCATTTCCAAATCGTCTTAATTCTGATACATATCCAATAACATCTTCAGTAACATTTGGATTTTTCGATACAAAAGATTTAAATTTAAATGTAACAAATATTATTAGAGCTCGTTATACAGGAGCTATATCTCCTGATGGATTTATATTAAAACAAGCTGTTGAATTTATAGATAATAAAGATGTTCAACCTGAATTAAAATATTTCTCTAGAGATACTCATACAATATACCCTCCAGCTTTACAATTTAGTTGGAGAGATTATTCATTTAATACAGGATCCTCAACTCAAACAATATTAAATTCTCTTCCAGCTACTGTAACTTTAGCTCAAAACCCAGGAACTTTTTATCCTCAAAGTTATAATAGATTTAGAGTAAATATTCGTCCTGAATATCCTATTCAATTATGGACTACAGGTTCGATTTATACAAATAACTTTTATTTACCTACAGCATCTTATTGGGCTATTAAAGATTTAGATACAAATGAAATGGTAATTGATTTTGATACTCAATTTACTCAAATTAGTACAGATGCTACCTCAAGTTATTTTGATGTTTGGATGAATGGTTTAGAACCTGAAAGATATTATACTATTTTAATTAAATCTAATATAGCAGGAACAACTCAAGTGTTTGATGATCAATATTATTTCAAAGTAATTAATGGATAATGGCGGAACAAATAAATTTAAATAAAACAGTTTATAGTAAAACTCAATATGAAAGAGTTATTGATACTTCTTTTACTCAATTAGTTGAACCAACACCTGTTTCTCCTTTATCCATCCCTTCAATTTCAGTAGCTGAATTTTTCAATAATTACCAAGAAATATTTTAT